CGACGAATACCAGTGTTGTGGCGGTGACCACAGACCTGGTCACGATCCAGACCGAGATCAACAACCTCAAGAACTCGGCTGGCAGCACACTGAGCGCTGCGGACCAGGCGTCCCTGGATACTCTGGCAGCTGCGGCCGCGTCGGCTCTGACGAACGCAGACGCAGCCAAGGCAAGTGCGGCGTCTGCGCAGACGACAGCTGACGCCATGGCCGCTCCGCCGCCACCCGCTGTGTAGTAGTCTGTCCGAGCAGCACAGGAGTGTGACATGGCTACCAACGCGACTATCATCAATGGGTTCAACGTGGGGACCGACGTCACCTTCACGCTGCAGGATCAGTTCGGCGACGTCATGTCGGCGGCCATGCTCGGGCATCTCATCGAGTTCGAGAGTCAGTCGAACGACAAGCCAATCGAGGTTACGCCTATCACGACTGGTGGTATTCCGATCTACCAGACTGTGTGGAACGGAATCAACGGGGACATGCGGTTCGCTCGCGTGAACGGTGTGTTCCAGCAGATCTTCAGCGACCTGATGAACTCGTACTTCGACGCTGGCATCATTCCGCAGATGACTCTGCAGACCAGGGTGCGCAACCGAGATGGCTCGGTGGACACCTACATTCACACTGGCTTCCAGTTTAGCAAGCCGCGCTTTGGCTCGTTCCAGTCCGTCCGCGAGGTGGACATGCGGGTCAGTTGGATGGCGTCTCTCATGATCGCCAAGTCCGGTACAGGCGCGGCTCTTCTGGGCCTGGTGGCCGCAGCGTAGGAGTGACTCGTGGTAGTTACTGTACTCGCAGACCCTGTCGAGATCCCGAGCGACCCGCAGCCAGGGCTCGCTGGAGATGACGTCGCTGCCCGACGGGCGGCACTCTTCGCTCTGCACGACCAGAAGGACGCGGAGCTCAGGACTGGCAGCATCGACCTGGAGAAGGCGACCAAGGAGCCTGTGCCTCCTCGCGAGCCGATCGAGTCGCTGATCGTTGGCACCCCCATCGGGGAGATCGACTTCGGTCCGCCGGCTGGCGTGTCGCTGACCATGCGCATCGCTACGATGATGGGTGAGGCTAACCCGAATCGAATTCAGTCGGCCATGCTCCGAACGCTCATGTGCGTGAGGAGCATCGACGGGAAGCCGGTGACTGCGGTGACCTCCATGGTGGAGGCGCAGTATCTGGCGAATACGCTGACCGACCCGGTCTTGGACTTCCTCTTCACTACCTACATGGATACTTGGCCCCCACCAGCCGCCGGGGAGCTTCAGATTCTACGAAAAAATAAGCGAGTCACCTGAGTTTCGGCAAGCCTGCTATCTCTGCGAGAAGGGCTACGGCAGCTGGAGCGAGGTCAACCAGATCGACCTGATGACTCGCTCGGCGATCTGGTTCGCCAGCATGCTGAACTCGGGCTGGGAGGTCGACTGGACCTCTGGCTCTGTCAGGAGACCAAAGCGTGATTGAGCCAGGAGAGATGGCCGCTGTCCTCCGCCGCGCAGCAGCGCGCGTGGTGGTGGACCTCGAGGAGACGATCGCGATCACCATGGAGCGAGCTCGCGAGATCGCGACGGAGCAGATCGGTAAGGATAAGCCGAACTGGGAGCCGCTGGCTCCAGCCACCTATGCGCGCGGCAGCGAGGGTCCACTACTGCGGAGTGGCGTCATGCGGGACGGACTGGAGGTTCGTCATCGCGGGCTGGAGGGTGCACTAGTGTCCACCGAGCCGTATATCGTGTACAGCGAGTACGGGACTGCCCGGGAGCCTCCCCGACCCCTGCTCCAGTGGGCGGTTCGGGAGGCCGTGCGAGATTTCGGGATGACTCGGCTGCGCTTCACGCTGACTCGCGTCCTGGGGTAGCATGTCCGGCTCTCTTGGCGGAGGACTTGGTGGCGGGGTCGGCGCGGCCTTCGTCATCGACGACAAGGCCACCTCCGCCCTCATCCGCATTAGCGAGGGATTCGAGAAGGTCCAGGAGGCGCTCACTGAGGCGACCACTGGGGCAAGAGCATTCTCTGATCTGCGCTTCGGCGGGGTCACTAGAAGCCTCGGGGCGCTGACAGATCAGTTCGATGAGGCAGCGACTGCTGCCGACAGACTCAAGTCCATCACCTTCGGCAACGTGAATAGGAGCATCTCGGCCCTGGATCAGCAGGTGGCGGCGCTTGGCGCGAGCATGGACACTATGGCCGCCACGTTCGAGACAGCTATGACCAAGGTGGCCGGGGAGGCTCTGCGCGGCGAGGCTGCCGTGAACAGTCTGGAGGCCGCCATGGCGCGAACTGCCGCCACGGCTCGCGGTCTCGGGGCAGCTGCCGGTGGCATTCAGGTCCCGGGAATGGCCGGGGGCGGCGGACGAGGTGGTGTCAGAGGCGGCGGGAGAGGCGGCGGGGGCGGGGAGCCGCACGCCAGGATGCACATGTCGCCTGCTGGCGTTGGCGCTGGAGCCTCGATGGCACTTGGCGGACCCATGACTATGGGTGCGCTCGGCGCAGGCATGCTGATGTATCACGGGGTGGACGAGGCAGCGAAGTGGGATCTGGCTGTTCGTAACACACTCATGAATCTGGGCGTGGCAGACCCGGACAGTCCGGAGGGCAGGCAGCTTCGGCCGATAGTCGAGCAGGGACTGAGAGATGCTAGAGGTACCATCTTCTCGGTTCCAGAGCTGGCCCCAGCCGGGGCGGACTTTGCAGGTATCTTTGCCTCGGCAGTTCCGGAGCAGGTGCCAGGCACACTGAACACCCCCGAGCAGAAGGCTCGGGCCATGGCTGGCATCGAGGGCAGGGTCTTCCGATTCGCGGAGACCGAGACTCAGATGGGCCATGGCACTCTCGAGGAGAATATGAAGGCTGGTGTGTACCTGTCGCACTTGACCAGGCAGTACACGCCGGAGGGGCTGGGCGGATCGCTGGATCGACTGCTGGCTATCTCTCGGATGACTGGTGCGTCTCCCGAGGAGATCGAGCGTATCATGAAGTACTCGGTCACGACCGGCGGTCTTGCTGGCGTGAACCCGACCGATATCATGACGTCTACTGGCTTCCTGATTCAGTCGGGCATCACCGGCTCCACTGCCGGCACTGGGCTGGCGCAGGTTATCCAGAGTATCATCCAGGGCGAGGCTCCTGCCCCAGGCCATCGCCGACGCGCGCTCACGGAGGACCAGACCCGAACGAATCTGGAGCATGCGCTCCACGGTACCATTGGTCTGGGTCGCGACCGCCAGCGAGGGGAGACTGAGGACGCCCACAGTCGGCGCCTCGGCGCGCTGCGAGAGCTGGGCATCCTCGGGGCGGACGCCAAGCCAGCCAGGGGGATGGCGAACGAGCGGGGCGACCTGCTGATCTTTCCGATCATCGAGGCACTGTCCAAGTATGCGGACACCCACTCGACTCGTGAGCTGGCCATTAAGGAGAGCGAGGCTTTCTCCGTTCGTGCTGGCCGAGCCACGGAGCCGTTCATCGGTAAGGAGCAGCTGAAGCTGTTCCAGCAGTACAAGCAGCAGGAGACGGAGTTCACGGAGAAGGTCGGTGTCCTGGCCACGCAGGCCGGGCAGGCAGCGAGCGCCATGCAGCAGATGCAGCAGGTCTGGGCTCGATTCAACGACCTGATGGTCGCGGCGTTCACACCGCTGGACAGACTGGGGGGTGCGGCCAAGGGGGCGGCTGATGGGTTGGACCGCATGGCTGCCTGGTTCACCGCACATCCTGGCGTCTTTGGCGACGGTACAGTGGACGTGAAGACGGCCACGCACCCAGGCACGGCGCTCCGTGAGGTCACGAACCAGCTCTGGGACAGCGTCACGTCCTTCTTTACCGGGAAGCCAGTGGAGCATCCGATGCTGGCTCCTGGTGCGCGCACAGATCACCCTCCGCCGTTCACTCTCGAGCATCCGGCCGATCCGCACAATGCTCCGCTCCTGCAGCGAGAGTCCTACAGGAGCGGAGGGGCGCAGGTGCACATACAGAATATCAACTTCGGACCGGGCACCCCCAGGGAGCACGCGGATCAGTTCGCTCGGGAGCTCGCGGCGGCGCTCTCCAGGGCTCAGATGAACGACCTCGGGACCGGATATGGGCACACTAACAGTGCTTATTCTACCGGGAAGCCTCTGAGCATCTGATGGCCATCTTCGGCCTCACCCTCACGCTCGGTGGCGTTCTCTTTACCGACTTCGAGGTCCCGCAGACGATCGGGGAGTTTGGCGGCACTCAGCGGATGGCGCAGCACGACTTCCCTGGTGGCATTCGTACGCAGCGACTCTACGGCGCGTTCCCCGGACCTATCCGCTGGTCGGGCCTGTTCACCGGGACCGGCGCGCTGGCCCGGTCGCGAGTGGTGGATCGGCTGCGAGTCTCCGGGCAGGAGGTGACGTTCGAGTACGGAGGCACTATCCTCCTGGGGGTAGTCACGGAGTTCGTGGCCGAGCCCAAGCACCAGTGGCTGGTGCCCTACAAGATCAGATTCGATCCTCGCCAGGACCTGGCCGCGAACACGCCACTGGATGACTTCCTCTCGACGTTCTCGCTGATCAACGACGCACTGAGTACGCTGAATAACATCATCTCCGTGATCTTCTCCGGGTCCAGCGGGCCGACGCATGCCGCGAGTGACTCGTCCTTCACGGAGGTGTACTTTCCGCTACCGCCAACTCTCGGGCCACCGCTGCAGAGCTTCGTCAACCTGACGTTCGACCAGCTGCAGGCAGCTCTGGGGATCCCGCAGAACATACCGTTCAACAGTGCCCAGGAGATCTACGCTGCGGCAGCAGCGGCTCTGGCTATCGCTGGTCCGCTCTCGCAGAGCGGCGACCCGACGCAGTCCTCTCCGGCCCTGGACGTGATCAGTTACGTGACCACCATCACCTCGTGCATCGCCAATCCCTCGGCGAGCAACACCACTACGCTCTACGTGACGAATCCAAACCTCTCGCGCATCGCTGCCCAGTACTACGGGGACTCGACCAAGTGGCAGATCATAGCTGACGCCTCGGGCATCTCGCCTCCCGACCCGCTGCCGATCGGGCAGTTCACCCTGGTCATTCCGGCGGTAGTTCACTGATGTCTGGGTTCGTGTCCATCTTCGCTCCGCTGTCGCCGACACTCCCTCCCGCTCCCGACCTTCACGTCTCGATTGGGAGCGTCTCGCACTTCCCCATGACAGCATTTGACGTCACATCGGGGAGCTACGGTTCGGTGGGGCATGCCGCTGCGCACACCACTAGGAAGATGCTGGATGCGCAGGGCATCGATCTGGTGCAGATAGCCAGTGGCGGGACTCAGGTGCCATTTCTGGTGTACGCCGAGACCGAGACTATCAAGCACACGCAGATCTTCGATGGCGATGTGCTGTCAGTCGAGTGGGACATGGATACTGACATGGTGGTGGTTCACGCCAGGGACCATGCTGGGGTATTCGTGGACCAGAAGCGCATTCTGGCTCGCGACGCTCAGGCACTCACGAAGGCTCTCACCCCACTCTCGCCGGGGCAGTTGCTGACACCCACCGGGGTGTCTACTATGAACCGGACCGTAAGTCAAGTGGTGACGGACATCGCACAGGAGTTCGGCTACAAGCCCGTCATCAATATGGGGCAGGGCACGGACGCGCTAACCGGGGCGCTGTATGGTAGCAGCGACCACACCTACATGACGATCCCGCAGAACCTGTGGTCCATTCTGCAGACACTGGCCAGGGACTCAGGGAACGAGATCTATACGACGCCAGACAGGAAGCTGGTATTCGGGGAGCCGGGTGCTGGGCTTCCCACACTGCACGTGAGCTGGAACCAGCAGCTGACCGACGACCAGCTGCTGACGAACTACCCAATTGCCAGGCTGCAGATCACGCACAATCCTCGCCGGAACGCTACGTTCCGCGTCCTGGTGACCTCGTACGACCCCACGCGGGCGCAGGTCACGCTTGGCCGCGCCACGGTGATCGGGGATAATCTGGCCACCTCGCTGACTCCTGCCGGCACGTACACAGGCTCCCAGGCTCTGGGAGTGGACAATCAGCTACTGTCCGACGCCCAGACGAAGGGCCAGGGGTCGGCCAGTGACCTGAGTCACACGCAACTCTACACGTTTCACTGGGACGGCCTGAGCACGGACGACGCAAATGCCAGAGCAGCGGCGATCGCTGCGGACATATCGAAGAGGCTGCTGCTGGCCAAGTTCGTCATGGATGGGCTGCCAACCATCACGCCGACGCAGCGGGTGCAGATCTCTGGCAACCTCCCGCCGGCGTTCAGCGGCAATACCTGGTACGTGAGCGGGTTCATGCACAAGTTCGCGATGCCCCAGGAGAGGCAGCAGACTGGGTTCGGAACTGGTTACGTGACTGAAGTCCAGTGTCTGGATCTGCCGACTGCGGCGCTGGCGGCCACGACCAGGTGATCAACTTCGACGAGCTCGTCCATGTCATCAAGCAGCTCGCGCAGCAGGTAGTGGTCGAGCAGCGTCCATTTGCCTACGGCCACGTGTCCAACTACGATCCGAACCTCAATGCGGTACGAGTGATCGTCCCCTCGATGCGGGACGACCAGACCGGCGCACCCCTGCACTCCGGGTGGCTGCCTCTGGGCAGCGGCTGGGTGGGTGCGGGGTCGGGTATACAGGTTATACCGCAGGGTGGGGCGACCGCCGATCAGCCAACCCTCGGCGAGCTGGCAGTGGTGTCCGTCAACGAGAGGGGAACCGGCGTCGCTGCTGTGCAGTGTCTGCTGTTCTCCAACGCGCAGCCGCCGCCACACACCAAGCTGCCGACCGGCGGCGGGATGAAGCCCGGAGAGATCATCATCCGCCACGTCTCCGGAAGCCTGATACGAATGCACGCTAACGGGGACGTGGAGGTGACTACTGGCGGCGACGGAGCCGTGAACGTCGCCACGTCGGGGAGGGGCGGCATCTCTCTGTCCACCTCCGGGGCCGGCGGCATCGCAGCGACGACCACCGGGTCCGGGACCATCCTCCTGAAGTCCCCCAACCCCGTCACGATCGACGCGGAGCTGCGGGTGACCAAGGAGGTCACGGCCATGTACGGCACGGCGGACAGCGTGACAGTCAGCCAGCACGACCACGGCAACACTGGGTCGATTGCTGCCGGCACCCATGTGCCGAGGCCGGGGAGCTGACATGCCTGATCTCTACTGCGAGTGGAACAGTGATCTGATCGTGACGCCCTGGGGCGGGGTGCAGTCGGCGACAGGCTGGGACAACGTGCGTCAGCGCATCGTGCGCAGTCTCATCACTAACTCGGCCCAGGTGCTGCCGGATGGCGCCACCACCGAGCCGGACTACGTGTATCACCCGAGCTACGGTATCGGGGCTGGCTCTCTGGTGGGTCAGAATCCGACGCCAGCCTACCAGATGAGCCTCATCGCTCGAATCAACCAGGCGGTCCTCCAGGACGTGGCAGTGGATCCTGGGTCTCTGCCCACCGTGATCTTCCGCAACCCGCAGCCAGGGACCTGGGTAGTGTACATATCGGTGAAGCTCAGGGACCAGACTACTGGGCGGCTGGCCGTTAAGATTGTCGAATGACCATTCCCAGCAAGACCTGGGGTCAGTTCGTACAGGACATGACCAATGCCTGGGGCGCCAGCCTGGGCATAGTGCCGGTACTGCCGCCAGGCGACTTCCTGCTAGCTGTCTTCGAGTCGTTCGCCACGCAGCTTGACTTCCTGCAGGCCCAGGCGTTCCTGATTCTTACGCTGACCCGAGCCGCTACCTCGACGGGTGCGGACCTCGACACGTTCTTCGCAGACTTCGACTTCCCTCGCCTGCCGGCCACGTTCGCAACTGGGCCGGTGATCTTCTCCAGGAACCTGCCTGCCCCGTCGCCCACCCCGATCGGTGCCGCCACTCTGGTGGGCGGGGTGTACCAGGGCGGGACACTGGTCCAGACGGTCGGCGGCGCCAACGTGTTCCGGGTGGTGCCGGACACCACGCAGACGACCTATGATCCGATCTCGAACAACTACGTGCTGCCAGCAGGTGCCACCTCACTCCAGGCTACGGTGGTGGCACTGGTGGCTGGGAGCAGCTCCAACATTGCTCCTGGTGCGCTGCAGCTGGGCTCGCAGCTGGCAGGCATCGACACCGTCCTCAACCAGGTGCCGATCGCCAACGGAGTGGACCAGGAGAGCGACGCAGCCTACCGGGCGCGGTTCATACTGTACCTCAGCACACTGGCCAAGGCCACCTACTCGGCGATCATCGCAGCGGCGCAGGGGGTGCAGCAGGGCCTGCAGATCTCGGCGGTGGAGAATCAGACGCCGCAGGGCACGCCGCAGCTCGGATGCTTCACGGTGTTCGTGGACAACGGCACCGGGTCGCCCGGTGCAGCCCTGCTGGCAGCTGTCTACGCAGCCGTGGACGTAACCAGGGCCTTCTCGATCCAGCCATTCGTGGCGGCCCCGTCGATAGTGAACGCTACAGTCGTCCTAGGCGTCCGGCTAGCTGCCGGTACTACGCTGGCGGCGGTCCAGGCGCTCGTGGGGGCCGCAGTTGCCGAGGTCGCGGACGAGCTGCCAGCTGGCGCGACTCTATTCGTCTCTGCTGTGGAGCAGGCAGCTCTCACAGTGCCGGGGGTACTGGCTGTCCAGCCGGGCACCCTCGTCAACGGGGTGGCTGCGGACCTCGTCCCCTCCCCGATCTCCGAGGTTCGGATCGCGCTCTCCAACGTGCAGGTCGGACAGTACTGATGGTGACTACTGTCGCTACTCTGTCCCCTGCTCAGTTCCAGCAGAGGCTGGCTGCTAACCTGCCTCCTGGGTGGTCCGGAGCTGACGCTCTCCAGAGTGGCGTATCCGGGACTCTGCTGAACTCGGGCGGCCAGGGATTGTCGTTCCTGGTCCAGCAGCTGCAGTATGTGCTGGCTGCGACCAGACTGACGACTGAGACCGCGCCTGAGTTGGACTTGGCAAGCGTGGACTTCTTCGGCT